GAGCCGGACCCAGGCTCGCGACGCAGCACAGGATGCGAATCTTCGTTGCCAGGACCTTGAGCGGAGCGTAGCTGGTCTGAACGGTCGGCTTCAGAACATCGAGTCCGACCTCGCAGAACTCCAGCGAGGGATTTACGACCCAGACAATCCGTACGCAGACGACGCGGGTTATGTCTCACTTCATCGTTGGCTTGTCCATCTGCGAGACGAGATTCGGGCCAAGCGGGGCTGACGTGTTGGAGCGGGATTTCGAACGAGGACTCAGGAAGCGCCTCGAATCGATATTTCCCGGCTGCCTCTACTTGAAGCTGGATCCCACGGCAATGCAGGGTATTCCCGATCGCCTGGTCATCTGGCAGGACCGTTGGGCTGCGCTTGAATTGAAGCGCTCCCCGCGAGCCAAGAAGCAGCCGAACCAAGAGTACTACATTAACATGATGAACGAATGGTCATTTGCCGCCTTCGTCCATCCCGGAAACGTGGAAGAGGTGCTGGATGCGCTTCAACGAGCATTCCGATCTTGAGGGCGCACACGCCTTTCTAAGCGCCTCTAAGGGCACGTGGGTGGAGTACACCCCGGAGAAGCTTGAAAGCGTCTATACGAGCCGTCTAGCTGTTCTGAGGGGCACTGAGCTCCACGAGTTGGCGGCAAAGCTGATCAATATGAAGATCAAGTTGCCTCGTTCCAAGAAAACGCTCAATATGTACGTCAACGACGCCATCGGTTTTCGCATGCGCCCCGAGGTTGTTCTGGCGTACTCGCCCATGGCATTCGGCACGGCCGACGCTATTTCTTTCAGAGACGGAATGCTGCGCATTCATGATCTGAAGACCGGCAGTCACCCTGCTAACATGCGCCAGCTGCGCATTTACATGGCATTCTTCTGCCTCGAGTACCGGATTCATCCTGGCAATATCGATGCAGAGCTCCGTATCTACCAAAACGACGAGATTCGCAGCGAGCGCCCGGGAGTGGAAGAGATTCTAAGACTTATGGGTATCACTGAGGAACACTCGGCACACCTCGAGAGGCTACGCGGACACTATGAGTGAGCTCTTTCACTACGGAACCAAGCGGCACTCCGGCCGCTACCCCTGGGGCTCGGGCAAAGAGCCCTTTCAGAGTGAGGGGCACTTTCTAGAGCGCAATAAAGAGATGCGCCAGGCGGGGATGACCGAGCGAGAGATTGCCACCGCTCTGGGCATGTCTGTAGCAGATCTTCGTACTTATAAAACCATCGCTCACGAGGCAAACAACGCCGAACTAGCGTCCCGAGCGGTACGTTCTCGAGATGCCGGCAAATCGATTCGTGCCATAGCCAAGGAAATGGGGGTGTCCGAGACTAAGGTTAAGGCGCTCCTCAACCCTAGCGAGAAATCGAAAAGCGCCGTTCTCAAGACGACCGAGAGCACACTCAAGGCGCTTGTCAAAGAGAAAGGCCCCATTGATGTGGGGCTGGGAGCTGAAGCCCATATGGGGATCAGCCGAGATCGGCTGAACACCGCTGTCAAGTCGTTGCGAGAGCAGGGCTGGGAGCTGTATTACGTTAAGACAACACAGCTCGGCACCGGTAAAGAGACCTCGGTCAAGGTGCTCTGCCCACCCGGTATGAAATATGCCGATCTGGCCAAGCATCCTGAGAAAATCGGGACTGTTTACCCCGTATCTTATGATAAAGGGCACACATTCCTTGGTATGGGCGCAAAACCCCTCGGTTTTGACCCTAAAAAGCTCCAGGTTCGCTGGGCTGAAGAGGGCGGCACCGACCGAGACGGCGTTATCGAGGTTCGACGCGGTGTCCCCGAGCTGTCCCTGGGCGCTGCGAACTACGCCCAGGTTCGCATCAAGGTCGGTGACAAGCACTACCTTAAGGGCATGGCTATGTACGCCGATGATATGCCGCCGGGCATCGATCTTCGGTTCAACACTAATAAATCCAAGAGCGCTGATAAGCTCAAGGCTCTCAAGGAGTTGAAGGACGACCCAGATAACCCGTTCGGCGCAACGACCCATCCTCATTATTACCTCGGTAAGGACGGCAAGCGTAAGCAGTCTTACCACAACATCGTGAACGAAGAAGGTCAGTGGGGTCAGTGGAGTCGAAACCTGGCTTCACAGTTCCTGTCGAAACAGTCCCCCGCGTTGGCGAAGAAGCAGCTCGGTATCGCCGAGGCTAACCGCCGCGCGGAACTTGAAGACATCCTTTCTCTTACGAATCCCGCTGTTAAGAAGAAGCTCCTTCAGTCTTATGCTGACGGTTGTGATTCGGCCGCCACCCATTTGAAGGCCGCTCGTCTTCCGCGCCAGGCCACACAGGTTCTGCTGCCCCTACCCAAGATCAAGCCTGACGAGATCTATGCGCCGAACTTCAAACACGGCGAGACCGTCAGTCTTGTTCGTTACCCACACGGCGGTATCTTTGAGATCCCCACTCTCAGGGTAAACAACAAGTACCAGCTCGGGCGTAAGCTTATCGGCATTCTGTCGAAGGACGCCGTCGGCATCCACCCCAAGGTAGCCGAGCGTTTGTCGGGCGCCGATTTCGATGGCGATACTGCTGTCGTCATGCCGAACAACCAGGGGCGGATTCGGACCAGCCCCTCCCTCAAAGGGCTAAAGAACTTCGATCCCAAACGGATGTACCCCGGTTATCCCGGAATGAAAGTCATGACCAAGGGCGATACCGGGAACCAGATGGGGCGCATCTCAAACCTCATCACCGATATGACGATCAAAGGCGCCAGCCCTGATGAGATTGCTCGTGCTGTTAAGCACAGTATGGTAGTAATTGACGCGCATAAACACGGCCTCAATTACAAACAGTCGTATGACGACAATGGTATCTCCGCCTTGAAGAAGAAGTACCAGCCCGAAGGCGGAGCCAGCACCATCATTTCAAGATCCACCGCCGATCATAGAGGCCCGCACATTGCTCCGCGTAAGGCGGCGAGAGGCGGCCCGATTAATAAACGAACAGGCGAGCTGGTCTTTGAAAAGACTGGCCAGACCTACAAGAAGAAGGTCATCGATAAGAAGACGGGTGAGGTATCTTGGGTTGATACCCCAGCTCTTACTAAGCGCCCTGGTATGATGACGGTCAACGACGCCAATAAGCTGGTGTCCTCTGCAAATGCCCCCATCGAAAGAGTGTACGCAGCGTACGCCAACAACATGAAGGCCCTAGCAAATCAAGCGCGTCTCGAAATGCTGAAGACCCCAAATGCTGTTTGGTCCCCCACCGCTCGTAAAGCATACGCCCCTCAAGTCAAGTCCCTCAAAGAGAAACTGACCCGGGCTATAGCAAACGCCCCCCGAGAACGCCAGGCCCAGTTGTATGCCAATGCTGTCGTGAAGGCTAAGAAAGCAGCTAACCCGGACATGGACAAAGACGAATTCAAGCGCCTCAAGAACCAAGCCCTGGCCATGGCACGGGCACGGCTCCAAGCATCCAAGGCGCAGAGTCTTGTTGAGTTCACAGCCAAAGAGTGGGAAGCTGTACAGGCTGGGGCCATCAGTCATAGCATGCTTGAGGATCTAATGAACTACAGCAACATGGATAGAGTTCGTCAGCTCGCTCAACCACGTACACGCAAGGGCCTGAGCACGGCCAAGCGTGCACGTGTACGCGCCATGGCGGCCAATGGTTACAGCCAGGCAGACATAGCTTCTGCGTTGGGCGTGTCCGTGGCCTCTGTGCAGGAGGTGTTGGGCTGATCATGCTGGCATACGACGTCGCACTCACCACCATCGACAATCCATACGACCCCATGGATGGGTTCGCAGAGTGGTACACCTGGGATCTCACCAACGGGTACCACACCTGTGCCTACCTAGCACGGATCGCTAGAACTTCAGAAGAATTAACTGAAGAAGAGAACTTGGAAGAGCGCGAACGTGCGATTGATGAAATTTGTGAACTCAATATAACGGGAAAATACAAGAAAATAAAACGAAAAATAATATAAAATGAAGAAAAATGACGTGGGGGAGGGGGTCCTTTCGAAAAGAACCCCCCAC